TAAAGCTAAAGACCTGTACGACGAAGTATTCTGGATTAAGCATCAGATTGAGGAAGAGGTCTCTGACTCTCAGGCTTTTATGAAGGACTGACCTGTGAATTAGTTGATTGGGCTGAACATCAGTTCAAACTCAACATACCAGATCAGAGTGGAACTACAGAACGAGAACATCTTGAACAAGTAGCGAGGCAGACTGGACGTAGAATAGAAGCATTGGAACCCCCGACACCCTTCCCTATGTTACTATCACATGTCTGGTCTGCCTTTATTAGTTTAAGCTCTAGCAGAGGGTCGGGCATGAATGGTCCATTACCTATAAGCTACGAGCAGATTAAGGCTTGGAAAGAACTAACAGAAACATCTATCTCGCCTTGGGAAATCGAGGCTATTAAGAAACTTGATTTAGAATACTTGAGGGTGGCAAATGGCTAATTCAGACGACATCAGTATCATCATTGGGGTTCAAGCTCAGTCTGTCGATTCGGCGGCAAAGAAGTTTGAGGGTATGCAAAGGTCTGTTGTGTCCCTCAACAAGCAGTTAAATAAAGGTACTATCAGCAACGCTCAGTACGAAAAGGGTCTTAAAGAACTCGCCAGATCAAATGATGTTGTTCTGGGTTCAAGGCAGAAGTCTACCGCAGTTATTCGTCGTATGGCGAAAGAAACTGAGGCTATGATTGCTGTGGATAAGAGAGCAGGTATAGCTGTAAAGAAGGTCGGTAAAGAAGTTGACCGCCTCTCTTCCAAGATGGACAGGGCTTCTACGTCAGCGAAGAGGCTTGGTAAGAACATGGCGCTTACTGGCAAGAGGACTAACCGTCTTGGCGCTAATATGCAGCAAGTAGGTTATCAGGTAGGTGACTTTGCAGTCCAGATTCAAGGCGGAACTAACGCTGCGGTAGCATTAGGTCAGCAGGGCGCACAGCTACTTGGTATCTTTGGTCCTGTAGGTGCGCTTGCGGGTGCTGGTCTGGCTATTACTACTGCCCTTATTGCTCCTCTGATGAGAGGCAAAAAAGAGGCGAAAGGGATAGTAGATGAAATTAAAGCCCTTAAGAAGGAACTTGACGCACTAGAGGGAAGAGAGCTACCAGAATCGGTCCGCGCCGCTTCTAACCAAATATCAGGTATAGACGTAGATATATTGAACAAGAATAGCGACTTACTTGACGCTATAAATCTTCAAAAAGAAAATAAGCTCGATACTAGCGGGAGTATAAGTCAAGACATTCTAGATGAAGACATTGCGGACGTTATTAGGCTTAGTAAGGAACTTGAGAAGCTCCAATCTCAACGGGATGTTTATCAGAAGACAATAAATACCTATGCTAAACTCAAAACTTCCTTGAGTAGATCACAGACCGAAGACCAAATACGTATAATGAATAACGCAGTAGCTCTGTCTAATATAGAAGCTGCCTCTGGGGTTAACTCTAAAGACTACCGTGACACAGCAATAGCGCAAGAACTGGAACTCCTTGAGATTGAATCAAAAAGGGCGTTTATAAATAAGCCTGACATAGCAAAGATATTAGCCGCCAAGCGTGAAGAGCTAGAGACTGCTAATAGGACTAAAGATGTTCTAGCCAATGCTGCTGCACAGGCTATCAAGGATGCCGCAGAATTGGCGCAGGCTGCTAAAGATAAAGCTGCTAAAGAGAAAGCCCATGCTGCCTATATGAAAAGGTACAACGCTGCTCTTAGGTCATATGCTGTAGCCCAAGGTAGGATGGATGCAAAGACCGAAGAGGAAAAAAGAAACGCTACTATTGCGTATAACCGACTTATCCGCACTCAAATGGCAGAGTCACAAGCAGACGGTGAAGAACTCGCAAAGTCTGCTCTTGCTGCTTACCTCAGTGGCGTAGACTTATCAACCTTAGATGTGGGCAAGGGTGTAAGTGCGGCTGCTCTTGCTGCTGGTCAACTTGCAAAGAACCTTAATATTTCTGTTAAGGAAGCATCAAGGATGATAAAGTTAGGACAGGCTGGAGGTGGACGAGGGTCTATACAGCCAGACGCTACTGACATTGCAGGTATGCGCAGTGGTTTTATTCTACCTTCTTATGACGACGATGATACAGGCGGTGGTGGTGGCACAAACCCCAGAGAGCAACTGGCTAAGTACTTAGAAGTAAAGCGACAAGAGCGAGACCTTGAGACACAACTCGTAGGTATTCTAGGCACTGAACGTGAAATCCAGACTGAGTTGTTTAACACTAAGAACGAGTACTCGGACGTTATTACGGGAAAACAAGAGAAAGAGCTAGAAGGCATCCTCCGCATAACTCAGGCGGAACGTGATCGTCAAGCAGTTATAGAAGAAGCTGCTGCCCAACAAGAACAGCTAGTTGACTTCATCGGTAACTCAATGGAAACTGCCATGATGGGCATTGTAGATGGCACCCTGTCCGTTAAGGATGCCTTTAAGTCTATGGCTGCTGAGATCATCAAGGAACTCTACAGGGTTCTTGTCGTACAACAACTGGTCGCCGCAGCTAAGTTAGCCCTTGGTTTCGCTGATGGTGGTGTCGTAACTAGCAGCCCAAGACCTCCCGTAAGACCACAGGCTGACGGGGGTGTCTTCACTAAGGTTAATGCCTATGCTAGTGGTGGTATCGTTAGCTCCCCAACTAACTTCCCTATGGCGGGTAATCAAGTTGGCCTCATGGGCGAAGCTGGACCAGAAGCTATTATGCCACTCAAGCGTGGTTCTAATGGTAAGCTAGGTGTACAGATGGAAGGTGGCGGGGGTGGTGACGTTATAAACATCAACCAGAGCTTCAACTTCCAAGCTAATGGTGACGACACAGTTAAGAAGCTGATCGCACAGGCTGCACCTAAGATCGCAGATATGGCTAAAGCATCTGTCATAGACTCTCGTCGCAGGGGTGGCTCAACTAAAGCTGCCTTCGGTTAATAAGGAAATACACTATGGCTTTAAGCTATCCCCTAAGCACACCAACTACTATTGGTATTGCACAGATTGAACTACGTGCATCTAACACCACTGCTACATCTGCATCTCCATTCTCGTACAAGCAACAGGTTATTTCCTACGGTGGGCAGCAGTGGAGTGCATCAGTAAGCATCCCCTCTGTTCGTCGTGATCTAGCTGCCCCTTGGAAGGCTATGCTGATTGGCCTAAAGGGACAGGTAGGCACATTCCTACTGGGAGACCCTGACTATGTAACACCACAGGGTACAGCCACCACAGGCACCCTTACAGGGGCTATAGCGACAGACAGCGTGACAGTGACGCTAGATGGAACTCTGTTAGCTGGTGACTACATTCAGTTAGGAACTGCAAGTGCATCTAAGCTGCATGTCGTCCTACAGGATCAAAGCGGTAATGGTACACTAGAGATTTGGCCAGCACTACGACAAGCCTACACAGCAGAAACAATCTACCTAGCTTCTCCTAAAGGCGTCTTTAGGTTAGCTGAGAGTATGACCACTTGGTCGATAGACAACGTATCAGCCTACGGTATCTCATTTGAGGCTGTAGAAGTTATCGTATAAGGAATAATAAATGACCCGCGCTTTAACAACTACCACAATTACTAACATCAATTCTAATACGGTTTACCCATTCTTTGCAGTAGAGCTTAAGTTTGATGGCAGTCAGACACTTCGTATGTGGACTGGCGCGGGTACACTAACTCTTGCTGACACTACTGAGTGGTTCGGCGCTGGCACTCTTCTTAATATTTCATCTGTCGAAGAAACCGCAGAGATCGCTGCTAAAGGTGCTGACATAACTCTGACTGCTATCCCCTCAGAAGTCTTAGCTCTGGCTCTCGCAGAGCCTTATCAGGGCCGTGAGTGCAACATCTACTTTGGTACGTTTAATGATGCCAACCAGACTACAGCGCCAACTAACTTCAATGAAATCTTCTCAGGTTACATGGACCAGATGAACATCTCAGAGGCTGTTGATACAACTACTATTGAGCTAAAGGTTGAGAACAAACTGATTGACTTGGAGAGAGCAAGGGTAGCTCGCTTTACCTCTGCATACCAGAAGTCAAAGTTCCCTACTGATACAGGGTTAGACTTCATTGAATCTATGCAAGACAAGAAGATTAACTGGGGAAAGCCTGACGTAGTATGAAGTATCAACAGGAGTTAGTCCAGACCTTTGCTCCGGATATGAAAGAGATTGGTCAAAGGGACTGGGAAGAGGTTCAGCATAATGCAAAGACCTCTAAGCTAAACCCTGATGTAGAGAGCTACAGTTTGCTTGAAGAAAGAGGCCAACTATACATATTCACCTGTAGGGATGACGGGGTACTTGCTGGATACTTTACAGCTTTCGTTATACCTGACCTTCACTCCAAGGGTTCTATGCGTGTGGTGAACGATGCCATATTCTTAGACAAACCCTACCGTAAGGGCTTTACAGGAATACGCCTTATTAAGTTTGCTGAGGACTGTATCAAAGCAGACGGCTACCCTATGTTAAGCATATCTACAACAGAACAGAACCCTATTGATCCGCTGATGGTACGCTTAGGCTACTCTAAAGTTTCAACTACATTCGAGAAGGAATTATAGCATGGTAGCAATAGTTGGAGCGACTCTTCTGGGTCTCAGTGGAGCAGCAGCTACAGGTTTTCTAGCATACGCTGTAGGTTACCTTGCCATAACAGCAGTTACCTCAGTTATTATGAAAGCCTTGATGCCTAAGCCCTCAGCCCAAGGTGGTGCTGCTGGTAGTCGAGGATACACAGTAAACTCTAAGGGGTCAGCGCAGGATCACCAGATCATTTATGGTGAGGTAAAAGTTGGTGGAGCTATAATATATGACGAAGCTACAGGCGCTGACAACAAGTTCTTCCATCGTATCATTGCTGTTGCTGGACATGAGGTAGACAGCTTTGTTACCTTCTATGCTAACGACGAAGTTCTTACAATAGGAGGTGGAGGTAACGTAACTTCTCCCGCTAAGTATGCTAGTAATATGCGTATTCTTACGGGTATTGGCACAGACGGGCAACTCGCCAATGCTCAACTTCTATCTGAATCTTCTCACTGGACTAACTCTTGTACTCTGTCGGGTATTGCCTACATTTACGCTAGGTTTGATTACGAACAAGACTCTTATCCTAATGGCATCCCTACAATCACAGCAATTGTAAGAGGCAAGAAGTTACTTGACCCTCGCACTGGTGTAACTGAATGGTCGTCTAACCCTGCCTTGTGCATACGGGACTACCTAAAGAGTGACTACGGTCTGTCTGAGGCTGACGCTAAGATTGATAACGCCTCTATCATATCTGCTGCTAACATCTGTGACCAGACCGTAACTAACGCTGGCACAGCTTCTCCTGCCACTAGCACTCGTTATACTTGTAATGGTGCATTTACTACACAGGTTACTCCATACGACACCTTTTCTAACCTTGTAAGTGCTATGGGCGGTAAGATTTGGTACGGTCAAGGTAAGTGGCAGATTAAACCTGCTTACTGGACAAACCCAGTGATGGACCTAACTAACGATGACTTCCGTTCTGGCATTGGTGTATCCACACGTCACTCTCGTAGAGACAACTTCAACACTCTGTCTGGAACCTTCAAGGGCAATGAGTCTGACTGGCAAGTAACAGATTACCCTTCTGTAACTAACGCTGCTTTCTTAGCCGCTGATAACGGACAAGAGTCAGTTGCTGACGTACCCTTGACTTTCACAGCCTTCTCTCTTGAAGCTAGTCGTCTAGGTCTAATTGCGCTGGAAGCTAACCGACAGCAACTTACAGTTAGTGCCAGCTTTGGCCTTCGTACACTTGAGCTAGAGATTGGCGATAATGTACGCATAACTAACACTCGATTTGGTTGGACTAACAAAGAGTTTGAGGTACAGAGTTGGTCCTTCGGTCTTACTGACGGGCTAGACTTACAGGTAGACATGGTACTCAGGGAGACTGCTGAGGCTATCTACGACCAAACCTATGACGGTGTGATGTACGAAAGAGACAACACAACTCTACCTTCCGCCTTTGATGTACCTTTAGTTGGCATGACTTTAGCCACTAGCCTCAGAAGCACTAACCAAACAGTTGTTGCCGTTCTTGATGTACAGCTTGCAGCTACCTCAGTCTTTATCGACAAGTACGAAGTAGAGTATAAACTAAGCACTGCAACGGACTACATTGCCCTTGGTAGTGGCTCAGGTCTTAACTACGAGCTAATCTATACCTCTGATGCTACCTTTGACATACGAGCTAGAGCAGTAAACACCTTTGGTATAAGAGGTGCCTACACTGAAACCCTAAACTATGGTGCTAGACCTTTCGCTGCACCCCCTGCTGATGTAACCTCTCTGTCAGCTAACATCAACCAGACTACAGCAGTCTTATCTTGGTCGCCAGTTCCTGACTTGGACTTAAGCCACTACGAGGTAAGATTTACAAGAGACGTACCTGCTGTGTGGTCTAACAGCGTATTGCTTGTCGATAAGGTCGCTAGACCCGCCACAAGTATTACTGTCGCAGCCCAGACAGGAACTTACTTAGTTAAAGCTGTTGACAAGCTGGATAACAAGTCTGTTAACGCTACGGGAACTACGGTTGCTATTACCGCTGCGGACACAATTGGTCTTAACTTAATCCAGACCCTCACAGAGAACCCTACCTTTGCAGGTACTAAGGTTAATACGACTG